AAAGAAGCTGGAGATCCGTCGACAAAAGCTGAATTTTATAGGGATATAGTTAGAGGAAAAGGATTTGGGGATGCCCAGAGAGAGGCCTTTGACGAGTCAACGGAAGAATACGGTGAGTGGGCTGTCCCTGGGATGGGGGCGTCAGAAAGGGAGGGAGTCTTATCGGTTGCCAAACAAAAAGAATTATGGGAGCAATCTAATCCAGCAGAACAGGCCAAACGACGAGAAACGGAGGCTTTCGCCGTCCCAGCTAGGCATTATGCTGTAAGAGAATTATTAGCCAAATTAAAAGGCGCTGGAGCGGCTCCAGGCTGGGGGGAATACATACAAAATACATATGGATATCAAGAAGGTGGAGAGGTTATGAATTATCAAAATGGCGGACAAATGAATGATGTCTTGTCCATATTCGGAGAAAAGTCTAAGCAGGGCGACGAAATGAAGAAATTAATGGCAATGGCTGCAATGCAAGAAATGCAACGGGCACAACAGGTTCAACAGGCAATCGGTATGCAAGGTGGCGGATACGCTGACGAATACCAGCAAGGTGGAGCCGTAGAGCCCCCAATGTCTGGACCAGAGAGCGGACCGCAGGAAGCGCCACTTCCAGGAGGAGACCAGACATACCATCAACCAGCGATGGAACAGTTAGATATGGATCAGTATGAATATGCATCTTATGTAGAGCATGGACCAGATATGTACAAATGGATGGCTCCAAAATATAAGTCAAAACAGCAATGGGCACCTTATGACGCTATGGTAGACGCTGGGATAATTGACCCATATGAAATTGGCAAAGACGAAATAAGTGTTGTTACAAAAGATCAGATTGAAGCCCTGAGCAATCAGGCTAAAGAATCAATGAGAGTATAATTATATGGAAATGGACCCAAGAGCCGAGCATAATCAGGACTTATATCGTCGCTGGCGTGATGCCAGAGCCGATTGGGATAGTGAAGCTCGTAAAGATATTGATTTTTATCTTGGGAACCACTTTACCTCTAGCGAATCAGATGAATTAAAAAGCAGGAACCAGGCAGATGTCCCGATGGACAGAATCTCCCCTGCTGTTGAGAAACTAAAGGCTACACTAACATCTAGACCGCCTACCTTCACTATCACCCCGAGGGAAGACTCTGATGTTCAAATATCCAGTATTTGGAGGACTATACTTGGATTTATATGGGATATTTCTATTGGAGACGCTCAAATGAAGCAGGCAATACATGACTATGCCATCTCTGGACTGGGATATCTTTATGTGTATATTGATACCGAGGCAGATTTCGGGAGGGGCGATGTCAAGTTTACCAATGTTAATCCATTCAGGGTATATGTTCCGCCATCTTCGAGAGATCGTTGGTTTGCGGACGCCGAGAGCATCATATTGTCTACGATATTAACAGGCGAGCAAGTTGTCGCCCTCTATCCCGAACTTGGGGTAGATGAAGACCCAGAAACTGGTAAAGAGATAAAACCATTGATTGATAGCCTGTCGGCATATAGAGAAGAAGACTATCCGACGGCAAGAAACAAAAATTCAATGCAGGTATTTACTCCGTCCGAAACTCAATATTTAGATCAGTTTGAATTTAGAAAGTACCAGATTTTAGAAAGATATTATAAGACCAAGGTTCCTTTTTACAGGGTACTTGATACCTCTACTGGTCAGGAGTATATCTTTAACGATGCTGATTTCCAGAGGTATATGGAAGAAAGCGCTGATTTGATTGAAAACGGCGTTGTCCAAATTGTAGAGGTACCCCAAAACAGGGTTAAGGTATGTGCTACTATAGGCGAGATTGTTTTATATGAGTCTGTGTTAAATACAGATATTTATCCAATAATCCCATTGCCTAATGTATGGACGGAAAGCCCGTATCCAAAATCGGATGTGTCTAGGGCGAGACCTATGCAAAGGTTATTAAACAAGGTCTGGTCGCTTGCCATATCTCACGCACAGGCGTCCGCAGGGTTAAAACTGCTTGTACCTTTAGGAAGCGTAGAAGATTTAAACCAACTTGAAAAGGACTGGGCTAACCCAAATGCGGTTATTGAGGTTGATTCATCTCAAGGAGAACCACACTTTCCAGCTCCACAACCATTAGCTGGTGAGTTCTATAAACTTATCCAGCAGTGTGAGTTTTACATAGACTTCATTTTTGGATTACCAGAAATGATGCACGGGTTTGCTGAAAAAGCCCCAGAGACGGTGAGGGGAACAGAAAGAATGATGGCTCTAGGTCAGGAAAGACCAAAATCCAAGTTAAGAGACATTGAGTTCAGCATAAACAAACTTGGTAAAGTTTTATATAATTACGCAAAAGGGCATTACACATTTCAGAAAATGTTTAGGATTGCCCAGCCAAATAATAATTTAAAGGAAGCGACTGTCAATCTATATGACGACAAAACAGAGCCAATATTAGATATTGCCAAAGATCGTTATAAGCTTGATCAGCACGATATAAGAATTGAACCTGGCTCTACACTACCAACGAGCAAGTGGGCAGAATTAGGTGTATACCTAGAAGCCTATCAGTTGGGTATTGTAGACAGAATAGAAGTGCTTAAGAAGAATCCAGAGATCTTCGACAAGGAAGGAATCTTATCTAGAATGGATGAAAAACAGCAACTAGTACAACAAATACAAGGCCTGCAAGGCCAGGTGAAAGATTTGCAAGGGGACTTGCAAACTGCCCGAAGGGAATCTGTAAGCGATAGAAAGCGTGTCGAAGTTGAAAAACTGAAAACAAGGCTTTCCGAAATAGCTTCAGATGCCAAAGCGGATAGAAGGGTTGAATCCAACAAAATGCAAAACAAGGTAAAGCTCGAAGCAGAGAGATTGAGGCGTGAAGCAGATCGCCTCGGTCAAGCTCTAAAAGCCTAGAGATATCTTAGAAGGAGTTTAAGACGAATGTCAAACGAATCCGAGTTAATCAAAAACACTGTCGCCGAACAGGACACATCATTAGAACAGGAGTCCTATCAGGAATCAGCCGCTCAACAAGCGGGGGTTGCTGAAATGGTGCCTGAACTAGGACCAGACTGGGAAGGGGAAACAAGAAAGTTTCAATCAATGTACGATAGATCTCAATCAGAGGTTGATCGACTGAAAAAATTGGAGCCTATTGGAGACCTTCTTGAAAGTCGTCCAGATTTAGTTCAGGTATTGCAAGATAAAATTGCAAATCCTAATGGTGGATCAGAGCAAACAGCTCAACTGGACGAGAACGACTTTAACCCTTGGGATGCGTATTACAAGCCAGATTCGCCGTCGTATAAGCACCGAGTTACGAAAGAGCAGGAGACCGTTGGGTCTGCTGTGAATCAAATTCGGAGTGAGTTCGCACAGCGTGAGGCCGATACGCAACAACGACAATTCCTAAACGCTACCGTTAATGAGCTACGATCTAAACACAGTATGAGCGACAATCAAGTTTCTCAGTTTTTAGAATGGTCGGCGCAGCCAAAAGAGGCGGTGGGGTTAGGAAACCTCGTAAAATTATGGAAAGATGTCCATGGGGCTCCAGTTCGGGGGCAAACATCAATTGATGCTGTGAAGGCAGTGCAACAGATACCGCAGTCAGCGGGAGTGTTGCAAGGTCAGCCAGCTCAAGTCGTCACTGATGACGATAAAGTGTTTGACCGTGTTCTGTCAGCATCTAGACAAGGCAGACTTCCATAATATAAGAGGTTATTTTCCAAATTAAGGAGACATAATGGCTTACAAAATAGGTACAATGCTTTCGAGCAATGTAACTGAAGCAGCAACCTCCGCTGGTGTGGGACAGGCGCCTGATCAAAGACGATTATACGATTTCTCTGATCGGGTTGCAGAACTATCACCTGAAGAATCACCATTTTTTGTATACCTTTCTAAGGTAGCAAAAGCAGCTACGGACGATCCAATTTTCCGCTTTCTAGAAAACCGCTCAAAGGTTGACTGGTCAAGCAGGAACTTTAGTCTTGGTGCTGCTGTGAATGGCGGTTCTGCGGTTAGTGCTGGAACAGCTTACGCTTTTGTTGTTGATGACGGTTCAGCTAGTATTGACTGGCTGATAAAAGGAATGGTCTTTTCAGTAAATACTGTAGATTCAACCGCAGGTTGGGCACAGACACTCGTAAGAGTTGACAGTGCCGTTACCGACGCTGGGGCAACATCTACATTTACTGGGAGAATCATAGATGTATCAAACACAAATGTAAGCGGGTACAATGTTCTTGCTGATAATGATCCCTGCCAAGTAGTTGGTACGGCATTCGCAGAAGGAACTGGATCACCAGACGCCTGGGCTAACGAAATCGAAGACGACTTTGGGTACACCCAAATCTTCAAGACTAGCGCTGAAATGTCGAATACATCTATCGCAACCCGCTATCGTGGATACGCTAGCGAATGGGATAGAATTTGGGCTCTTAAGCTTCGTGAACATAAAGTAGATATTGAGCGTGCAATGCTGTTTGGTCAGCGTGCACGGGTATCTAGCATCCAGTATACTGAAGGTATTGTGGGACACATTGTAAAAAATGCGAACCCAGTCGCTGATGATTCAGCACTTTCGTATTCATCTGGTGCACCCTACTATCGTTCATCGACTGCCGCAGAGCTTACATACGACAGATTCTTAGGCGATCTTGAAGTAATCTTCGATCCAGCTCGTGGCGGCTCCGCCGAGAAATTGGTTCTCGCAAGTCTTCCTGTTGTTACTCAACTGAATAAAGTTGGTAATACAGGATTTCTTGATGTGTCTACAGCTAGCACCCAAGTCCAACTTAATGCTCCTCTGGAGCAGAGAGAAGGAGCATTTGGTCATAAAGTAATGAACCTTGAAACTATTCACGGCGACCTTCACATTGTGAAGGAACCGCTATTCCGTGGCATTGCCAGTGGAATGATGTGCATAGTTGATATGGGTCAAGTTGCTTACCGACCTCTTGTTGGTAATGGTGTAAACCGTGACACACAAATCGAAACCAATGTTCAAGCCGCAGACGAAGACCTTCGGAAAGATATGATTCTAACCGAAGCTGGTCTGGAAGTTACTCTTCCTGAAGCTCACGCACTCTATAACTTAGAAGGCGTATAGGAGTAGGGAATGAGATCTGCATATATTGAACAGAACAGTGGAGCTGGTGGGTATTTAGCACCATATCAGAGGATAACAGCAGCCGTGACTTTAACAGCAGTAGAAGATAGTGGTAAAGGCTTCTTGCTCGATTCCGCTGGTGGAGCGTATTCAATTACGCTACCAACAGCTACGGGAGCAGCAGAAGGCACAAACTACAAATTCTGGGTTGAAGAAAACACACCGACAGGGGCAATCACAATTGCCGCTGGAAGCGCTATTATTTTCGGCAAGGTCAACGAAACTGAAGTTGACACAAGCGATGACGGTCCAGGTTCTAGTGGAGCTACGGGGGTATCAAATGTTATTTTGGGTACCGCCGCAATAAAAGGAGACTTTTTAGAGTTTACTTTTAGCCACGGAGCATACTGGATGTTTGGTTCATCTGCCGCCGATGGTGCAGTTACTACATCATAATCCGTAAGGATTACACCTTTTGGGTAGGTGGGGGATAGTCGTATAAAGGACTATCCCCAAAAGCCCTAAGATTTTTTTAACAGTTAAAATGGAGATAAGATGGCTATAAAATGTAAAGTCTTTATTCATGACACAAGCAATTTAGCAAGTGATGATGGTGATTCTGATGGGAAGTTAGCAGAAGATGTTCAAGATTATGTGACACTACATATTGGAACAGCGGATATTACAACTCAACTAAATATATCATCTACAATGATTAATAACGGAAGTCATGTTATGACATTAGTTTTATTAGAAGCAAACTAAGCTAACGATAAATAGGAGACTACTATGCCTAAGCATTACAAAGGTAAAAAGGGCAAAGAACGAAAAAAAGCCCTAAAAGAGCATAAGCAATCCTTGAAAAAGAAAGCATATGCCAAAAAAACTGGCAGAAAAGTCAGTAGCAAGAGGTCTTAATGGCTACTTTTGAAGCACAAGTAGAGGGACTTACCAGTCTATCTATTGATGGTAGCAGTGCGCCTACTCAAACAGAACTCACTCAGTTCTTGACCGATGGGGCTAAGGAGATACTAAGCGTTATTCCTAAGCAGAAAAGGGCTATGTATTCGACATCTAATACGCTAAATGCCAGTAGCACCACTCTAACGATTGGTGGCTCTGAGGTTTTGGGGGTTACACGGAATGACGCAACGATTGATCAGCCATGTAGAAGGATACCGTTAACTTTAAGCGGGAGAGCTCAGGATAGTGAAGAAATGGTATATGGAACTGCAACAGATCCTGTGTGGTGGATTACTAGCAACGCTTTGAATATGTTTCCTACTCCGACCAATGCACAAACCGCTACCGTGCAGACCCTTGCCTATCCAGCTGTCGCATTCGGCGATAGCTCTATAACCAAGTTTCCAGATGAAGCGGAATACCTAATTCCTATATATGCGTCTATTAAGGCTATTCAGAACGCATTAGGCGCTAAGGCTGGGAATTCTGATATCACCACAGCATTGACTGCTATTAATACAGAACTTGATGAGACTCAGGCGGTCTGTGATAAAATAGATGCTGATTTAGTTCTTGCGAAAGCAGAAATTGTTCTTGCTAAAGCTGAGGCAGCTGAACTTGCAACTCAGACTGATAATAGTGGTAATATCGAAACAGCCGTAGATGGGATAGCAACAGCAGTAGCTAATTTTAGAGGCACAAGTGACCCTGCTTTATTTGGAGATGAAGATACATATTTAAGTGGTGTTGGTATAACAAAAGTTAAAGCTGCATTAGATAAAGCTATAGCTCTTATAGATGGTGATGTACCAGGTACTGCAACAGATGCACATGCTTGGATTGTTGATGAAGATACCGAGATGTTGAGTGGTGTATTGAGTACAGTTACTACTCAGATACAAGTAGCAAATGCTCAATTAGGTGAATGGAACGCTGCTGTTCAAACATTATCATCAGAAATTCAGGGTTTTTCAAGCGAAACAAGTTCAAGAGTAGGATTTAGTGGGGCTAAATCACAAGCAGTTCAAGGACATATTAGTACAGCTCAAAGTTATGTAGCTACTGCACAAGGATTTGCAAGCGAAGTTCAAACTAAAATTGGAATTGCTCAAGGGTATACTAATGAGGTTCAATCAAGATTAACTCAAGCTCAATCAAAGAGAGAAGAAAGCGCTTCGAGAATTGCTGCTGGAAATGCATTTATTCAGGAATCAACTGCTACTGTAGCGTCTGGTAATGCTTATATTCAGGAAGCACAATCAATAATAGCTCAAGCTCAGGGGTATGTTGCTGAGGTTAACGCAAGGTCGTCATTTACAGGGTCAAAGTCTCAGGCTGTTCAGGCGTATATAAATACAGCAAATGCATATCTTGCTGAGGTACAACAAGATTTAGGAGTAGCAACTGGATATAATAATGCAGCACAGGCGTATTTAAGCGCAGCTCAAGGATATGTAAACGAAGTGCAAGCATATCAAACTAGTACTCAGATATTTGCTGGCACATCTCAAAATAGAGTGAATACTGGTCAGGCTTTTTTAGCAGAAGCTAGTGCGTCTGGTGGAGAGGCACAGATTTACGCTAATGAAGTAAACGCTAGAATTGCTCAAATTGGTGGATATAGCCAAATA